ATGTCATAGCAGGCACTTTAGTCCAATCTCTAAAATAACAAGGTATCTTTTGTGCTACACCAGCATGATATATCTCATGCATAATACCATGGTCAACAGCAGTTAATACATCTGGCATAAAGTCTCTATATAATGCATTGCAACCATAAATGTTACCAAACTGTCTTAACTTTGATAAGTCAAAACCTTTTCTACTTTCACCGTTGCCTATACAAAAAACTCTTTTCAAAACCACCCCATTGCTACTGTCCAACCAAACACATTTACTATTGTAAAATAACTTACTAACATTGTAGGCCATGCCAATTTTCTACGATAGTGTGCATATACGGATGTCAAACTTCCTAAAAAATAACCTGGATAAATGTATCTCATATCTGGATTATCTGCTGTAAATGCCATTGTCATACTTGCACCTACAATAAAAATAAAACTTACTAACTCATAGTAAAATGCCACCTTATCTGATTCGTAAGATGATAACCAAAAATCTTTAATTGTCTTAATCATTGTCCTATCCAACTATTAATAATACCCATAGCATAGATAGCCATAGATATTGCGTTTAATACTATCAGCGCTCTATCGTGCCATAGCAATCCTACAATTAACCAACCTGTCATACCTACAATTGCAGGATACAAGTTGTAAGGAAAAATATTTACTGAAGTCATTACCATAGCAATAATCAACAGCACACTACTTGCCCATTTAATATACCATGACAAGTCACCTTTTGGTGTAATCTTTTTATAAACTCTTGATGAGTTTAACTTCTTAATCTTGTCGTCTAGTTTTTCGCCTATTGGTTCAATCTCTTTCATTTACAAATACATCTTTTAATGTTAGTTTTACTTTTGTTTCATTATATATCACAAATGGTTTTAATTTGGCAAGCGTATGTGCGATTTTAGGCCATACAACTTTTTCATCAATATCTTTATTCCATATCTTGCTAAACGATAATACTGAATCAAGAATGACGGTGGTCTGGATGTTAATTTTCTTTTGAATATGTAATCGTAAAATTCTAGGATGTTGGCCTGAATTAACGAGAAAGCCATCATTAAAAGAAATGCCACGGTTGCTAAGGTCATTATTGATAGATACGCAATCGTTCCTAAAATGATAGTCAAAAGACTCTTTATACTTTCGCCACTTGGTATAATTCTCAGAACCTTCATTGCCTATAATATTACCAACCCACTTACTACCATCAAGAGCAAAATTAGAAACAAAATAATCCAATATGTCTCGCTCATTATATCTTTTAGAAAGTTTATGAAAAAAGTACCTATCTGGCCGTTTCGTAAAGCTATCCAACTTTGCTGTAACTCTCCCACCATACTTATTGTAATCATAATCGGTAGTAAAATGATTTTTAACAGCCAAGTAAGTTTTAAATACATCAAATCCACCATACATAATTATAATTTATATTCAAAGTTTTGTGTCTCTTCATTAATGTGTACCTGTTTTGCACCATTTCTAATATGAAAGTGTGTTGCCATTGGTGTCAATGGTGATAAAGTAACAAGTCTTTCAAACTTTTCTTTTTTTGCATACTCACCTAGTTTTTTAATAATCTCTTTTCCTGCACCTCTTTTTCTCGACCATACAGTATATGCAATAACAATTTCACCTCTTCGACCATCTTGATTTGCAGCCTGACTCATGTAATCCATTTCTCTTACTGTAAATGGTACTTCAGGACAAAATGCTGTACATACAATTGCTTCAATTTCATCATTATATTTTAGACCAAATATCTTTCTACCATGAGTGATTCTAAAACCTAGTGTCAACTCTGGTCTAACAGGATCCTCTGATACATCAATGTCATCTAACTCGACAAGTTCAGTACCTTTTACCCATTTAAAAAAATCATCAATTCTGTCTTTATACTTTTTCATCTAACAAATACTTTGCACTAATTGGAAAATGGTCTTTTAAATGTTTTGCCATTTGTAAAGTTATCATTCTTGTTTCTTCTTGTGAATCTGGTTTATTTCTTAAATTACATACACGAGCAAATGCCATTACTGAGCCTGTCCAGTACCACTCTGTCATCATGTTTTGTGGTAAAACCATTCTAGCCATTTCAGGAGCAATACCTTCTTCAATCATATCATTATAAACTGTTTTACATGCTTGTACCACATCTGTAATATCAAACTCAATTTCTTTTTCACTTGAACCTTGTTTTTTATTTTCTGGCGCACCACGCCAAATAAATGGTACATAAAACTCTGGTGGTGTATCTACATATCTTCGACTTACTTCATTCCACACTAAACCAACTTGATGTTTTACCAATTGTCTTGCAACAAACACAGGCGCTTTAATTAAAAACTGTAAAGTGGTATGGCCAAAAGGTGACCAATGGTCATGTTCGGCAAGATACTTAATTAATTTTTCATCTTTCTCTTCAAACTCACTTTTCTTTTTATTAAATGACACACGAGCTGCATTTACAACTGATAAGTCACTACCCATTTTATCAATCAATTCAATGTTCATACTGGTAATTTTCCTGTCTCCTCGATTTTCAAAAGTTTAGCATTTGAAGCTTCAACTTGTATTTTTTCTTTTAGTGCTTTTGAGATAAGTCGACCTACTGTTTCGACTTCGATTTGATTCTGTTCACAATACCAGATGATTGCGTCCATGTATGTTATAGGTCTTTTGTCTTTAACAACACCCTCTATAATTAAACTAAATTCTTTACTATTCATATTACTAATATATCACTTGTTGTTAAATTTGTAAAGCGTGGATTGTTTCTGTTACGAGGTACAATCCACAAAACCCTAAACAGCCTAAGCTGCTAATGCAAAGTTATTATCGTTTGCGTTTAATTAGCATGAAAGGTTGCCACCTATTAATCTCTTACAATTTTCTCAACATCTGTCGATCCTAGTTCAGCCCCATCATAACTACATGAAAATTGTCTGTGTTAATCTCTTCATGTAGTTATGGTGGAGCTGGAGGGAATCGCACCCTCGTCCAGTATGTCTACCATAATTGTCGTCAACGACTAATTCTTTTTATAAGTTTAAACCCTTTGGCAATAAATCTGGATTTACTGTAGCGTCAAAACTTATGTATAATATACACGATTCAGTTCCGTTAGGAGCTTGCATTGTTACCATTTGTTGTGTAGTTCCTTGTTTAAGCCAAGTTGTTACAATAAATGCAATCTCTCCATTTTCATCACCACCTACTTTACCAAAAGATATTGTAAATGGTGTCCACTCTTCTTTTTCTGCAAATTTTAAAACTTCTTTACTTGAACCACAAATTATAGGTGCATGTGAACCATAAAACTCATAAGTTTCTTCAGCTTGAGTCTTAAAACTAAATGTGCAAGATGATATTACAAAGACTAATATAGCTATATATTTTATCATGGTATCTCCTTATAGAGACCATTATGACTTTATGCCTTTTGTCTTCTCTTCATAATATTTATAAAAACCTTCAATTGCTTTGCTAAGTTTCTCTTCGTAATCAGCTTTGTTCTTTATAAATGCCTTAGCAGAACCATCTTCACCTGCTTGTAAAATAACAATTTGTTCAATAGGTGTACCAAACAATTCTTCATACATAATTGCATAAGCAGTACATTGAATATAATAGTTTTCATTCCAACTATCAACTCGTTCTTTATTAGCAGTTTTAAAATCAATTACAGATAGTTTACCATTGTATTCTGCAATACAATCAACTTGACCTGCAACGGTCAATTTGGTACTATACATGATAGTTTCAAGACAATGAATATTGTCAATCTGGTCAAGGTATGGTTTTAGAAGTCTAAACATACCTAAAGGCAATACATCACGAATAGACGGTGTTTCACCTTTTAAATATTGTTCTACCAAAGTATGTGTAGCTGAACCTCTACGAGCAGCTCGATTCATTTCCCATTTCGCTGCCTCTTCGCCAACATTTTTACGCCATGCGATAAGACCTGGTTTTGGGATTGCACCTAATACGGTTGTAATACTTGGAAAGTTTTTATCGCCGACAGAATAAAATCTAAAACCATCAATGTTTTTACCTTTGGTTTTAGGCAGTTTACTCTCGTCTAGTTGTACAAAGTTCTTAGTCATATCAATTCCTTTTTCATTTTATATCTATATTATATACACATATTCTCTTATTGTCAAGCCTCAGGTGCCTTTTCTTGAATATAAATCATTCAAGTAATCTCTTTCCTGTTGACAGGCTTGTTCCTTCTTTCAGTCGGTAATGCTTAGAGCCAACTCAGTTGTCTCATTTACTCTTCTTGTCCAACCTTTACCAAAAGTGTCAAAGGTACTTAATTGTTCATAGTAACTTTGTCTATCTGCTTGATAATCTTTAATCGTCTTGTCAATGCCATTTTCTTCAACATAACCTTTAAGTGTTCTTAGTGTATTAGGACCAATACCACCATCTGCAACTGTACCAATCATTGTTTGTAGATACTTGGCTGCTCTGCCTGGACCTGCGTTAACACCAAAGTCAAACACGCATAAATCTAAACCACTCGGTAGTTCATCACCTTTTACTTTATCCCAATAACCAGTTTTGTAAATCGGTGCTACATCTTCAACTGTTAAGTCTTTCATATCTTTTGTGCCACCAAATTCTTCATATACTCTTTTGGTTACACCTAAATTAGTTTCACCGCCTGGATCCTTAGGATGATTTACATAACCACCTTCATGGTGTAATATAGTTTCTAGGCATTTGTCGTAGTTTTTTTGCATTTATTTACCTCTTGTTATCTGTAAAAACTTTTCTATCTGTGCCTTAATAATTGGTGTTCTATTTGGCCAATGTATATAAGGTTCATCACTTTTCATCAAGTTATACAAAAAAGGCAAAATTAACTTTTCTGCCTCTTTAAATCTATTAGTAACTTCTTCACTTTCTAGTGTTGTTGTTACTTGGTCTTTTTCAGCCACAATTTGCATGATTTCGTTCATCATACTTTTAATATCGCTTACATCTGTTTTGACTTTAGCAAGTTCTAAATTATTGGTTTCAATAACGCTAGTGTCAACTGTAGGCGCTTCTGGTGCTTTACTTACTGGTGTAAAACCCCAATCTTGGTCAAGGTCATACTCTCGTAAATAATCTGGTATATCTGCCATTACTTTTTACCTTGTTGTCGTTTACGGTGTTTTTCAATCACTTGTTTTGTTTTAACTTCTTTGATACTTTTCTTTTTATATCTATCAGCTAATTCACTAGTAGGGTGAGCATCAGCAATTCTTTGTAAATTGTCATTCCAGCCACCATCATTTTTCATTCTACCCATACCAACAACACCACTTGATATATTTATAGTAGTCAGTAATTGTTTGATATGTTTATTCTTTGCTAAAAATTCTTCTTTTTCAGCAATAGTCATCATATCATCATAGACCTTTTTGGTCTTTGTATTCTCAAAAGTATAAATTGGCATTAACTTTTAAATGGGTCCTTAACTGTAAAATATTTTTCTAGCATTTCTAATTGGTCATTATACTCTGCAATTACCTTTAGTTCTTTTTCGGCTTCAGTTAATACATCACCATGTTCACCTATACCCACAGCTTTTTGTAAAATTACTTCTACATTCATTTTGTGTTTTTCAATGTGGCCAATGGCATGTTGTTTTAAAGCTTCTATCATTTTATCACGCATATTGTTTTACTCCTTCTTGGTACCATTCTGGTATTTTTGCTGGACTTTTCCATGTTGCAAATCTTCTTTTCTCCATAATATAATACTTTCTATAACTAGCAACTGCGTCACCTGGTATTTTGCAATGTTCAGGCATTGCTGGTTTAGGGTCAGTTGCTATCACATTATATTTAGCATTTTGTGGAGGGTGCTTTAATATATCACCTAGTTTCTGTACTGTTAAATGGTCATCTGTATGATTGTATCTTTTTTTATATTCTTCATTAAGAGCCATCATGTGTTTGTATAACCAAATATAATTATATGCACTTTCAAACAACCAGATTGTACTAGGGTGTTTTACCCAACCTGCTTTGTATAAGATAGGTTCTAAATTAGAGTTAGGGTGTTTCC